AAGAGTTTATTATGATAAAATAATGTTGAGGGAATCCCCATTAAAAAAGCAGATAAAAAATGATGAATATAATCCATCCTTGTTATTTTTTTAAAAGCAATCATATGATAAAAATGGAGTGTTAAAGCAAGTAAAGAAACTTGGCGATCACAGTATACTGTAATAGCTTTGAGTGGATCAGATATTACAAAAACAATATCTTTAAAAGAGAAGATTGTTATAATCATATTAACAAATGCATGAAGTTGAAACCACCTTGCTTTATTTCCAATTGTTCTTTGAAGACAAATGTCGGATGCCGCTATAAACAATAAATTTAAAAACATATATATATATTTATAAAAAAAAACTAATTGGGCAATATCTCCACCCTACTTTTTTCTAATACCTTGCGTTACAATTTTTCCCCCCCATATAATTCCCATTAAATAAACAGGAATAATAGTAAATAAATGCTTATATGTTTTTGTTTTATTAAGATAGTTAATAAGTTTATACGACAACAAAGGGATTCTAATACTGGTATATAATGTTTTTTGTAATATTTGTAAAAAAATAATTTTTTTTTTATCTGCATCATTATGTTGATGCAAATAATAATATAAGGGATAGCTTGGTAAATTGGATAATTCTCCCCAAAATAATATATCTCTAACCGGAACTTCTCTTGAATCTTGTATAAGAAGATATATTCCGGATAAATGGTGATACATATATGCGAATTTCATAATATTCAATTTCTTTGATAAAAAAAGCTGTAAAAAATCATGAACAAAATATGCAGACGAAAACCATCTCAATCGTTTAACATCATTTGGACCACTAAAAAATAACGAACAAATGGCGTGTATTCCCGAAACAATATTTTCAGATTGTTTTTTTGAATATTTCTGTTTTAGAATTCTATTTGTTATATTAAAAAATGCCCATGTTTTAAAAAAATTTTTAAAATTAAATTCTACCTTGGGTGTAAGAATAACCGGACCCATTAAATAAAATATTGCTTTGTGTTTATGTAATAATGATTTAAAATCATTTAATTTTCATATGTATGGATGAAAAAAAAAATTTATTAATTACCGGAGGTTGCGGTTTTATAGGATCTAATTTTATAAATTATTATTTTTCTAAACAAAAATTTGACAATATAGTTAATTTTGATGCTATGTATTATTGTGCGAATGAAAATAATGTAAACGAGGATATTAGAAAAGATAAAAATTATAAATTAGTTAAAGGTAATCTTCAAAATTTTGAATTAGTTGAAAAAACTTTAAAAGAAGAAAATATAACACACATTATTCATTTTGCTGCTCAAAGTCATGTTCAAGATTCGTTTAGTGATGCACTAAAATACACAAACGATAATATTCTAGGGACACATAATTTATTAGAAGCATCTCGTTTATATGGTAAGATTCAAAGATTTATTCACGTAAGTACTGATGAAGTTTATGGTGAGTCTATGAATGTGGTAAATGAAAATCATAAAACAGAACATTCTATATTATGTCCTACAAATCCCTATGCTGCTACTAAGGCAGGTGCTGAATTATTAGCACAGTCATATTGTCATTCCTTTAAAATGCCCATTATTATTACTCGTGGTAATAATGTTTATGGACCAAATCAGTATCCTGAAAAATTAATTCCTCGTTTTATTCAACAATTAAAAAATAATGAAAAAGTTACTATTCAAGGAGATGGTTCAACAGTAAGAGCATTTTTACATTCATATGATACCGCAACTGCATTTGAATGTATTTTAGAAAAAGGTAAAGATGGGGAAATATATAATATTGGATGTGATGAAGGTATGGAATATAGTGTTATGGATGTATCTAAAATGTTAATTAAAATGATAAAAAAAACAGATAATTATGATGGTTGGATTAGATATATAGAAGATAGACCATTTAATGATCAGCGGTATTATATTTCAAATCAAAAGTTAAAGAATTTAGGTTGGAATATAACTATATATTTTATAGATGGATTAAAAAAAATAGTAAATTCTTGTACAGCACCGAGTGCGAACCAACCATGTCGTTGCGAGACTCCTGAAACTGCTGCTTCCGCTCTTGTGTTTATGTAATAATGATTTAAAACTATTTATTTTAAAAGAATAATGAAGATATTTCTATTATTGTTATTTTTTGTCAATTGTTTGTCGCTTAATATATCATCTTGGTGGGTTGGTGATATAAATGATTCTGTCTTCCAACCTGAACAATTGAATTGGGAAGCATATACCCACATTCATTATGGCGGTCCCATATATGATATGGATGGAAAAACATCATGCAATAAAACAGATTATAATTTAAAAAGATTGGTTGATTTGGCTCATAGAAAAAACACAAAAGTTATGTGGGGCGGTGGGGGTATGCCATTGGATGCTTTTTTATGGGACCATAAAAAAAAATATATGCGAGATAATTATTTAAAGACTATTAAAAAAGCCATGAATAAATGTAATATTGATGGAATTTCTATAGATTATGAATTTTCAACCATTGCAAAAGAACAAATTGGAATAGTAACGCCGGAACAATCCACTCATTATACACACTGGCTTAAGGACTTGAAAAAAGCTGTTGGTAAAAAAAAAATAGTTTCAGCTGATATAAGCATTGAGGGCATTGGAAAAGGGAATTGGATTTTTGGAGTATTACCTTGGGTTAATGCTACAATGTTAAATAGAGGAGATTTCGATTATATTAACACAATGTCTTATCATTGGTCAAGTTGCGGTTCTATCTTAGCATGGGAAAAAGATATGTTTTTTATCGATTTATGGGGAATCGATAGAAAACGAGTAAATCTAGGTTTGCCATATTTTTCAACAAAGTTTTGGCAGAACTCCGGAGCAGAACCAACGTGGCATAGCTTATCTCACCATTGTCCAAATATTAATCCTTTACAAAATACTTGTAATGGAACTGTTTTTGTTGGAAAACAAATGAATTATGAATTGGGGAAATTTATAAAAAAAAATGGTTTTAGAGGAGCCTTTCCTTGGGCAGCAAATTATGATTCTATTGAATATAATAATAGTTTAGTCAAATGGCTATTTGCAGGAATGAAATAGTTTAGAGAAGATTCGTATAAAAATTTTTTTTTCAATATTTTTATACTTATATGCTTGATCTTTTAAAAGAAGCAGCCATTGTTGGCGTTTTAATTGTAGCTATTGGGACTGTAACAAGTTTTGTTGTAGGAAAGTTTTATGAAAGTGATCTTCCACCCGCTTGTGGTGAATGGAATAAAAACCTTGTAATGGAAGCATGTTTGTTTTTCACCGGTTTCGTGGCACATATTGTTTTTGAAAAAGCAGGACTTAATAAATGGTACTGTAAAAATGGTGTGGCTTGTTCTTCTTAATATTTCATATTAAAAAATATGAAATAATAAATTTAATTATTATCGGTCGCAATCTTCTTTGCAAGCTTCTTCGCAAAATGTCTATTCATATAACGCTGGATATTAAAATAAGTAACCTCGTCCTTTACCTTAGACGCAAGAAGAGAACGGAGCGCCTTGTTGGGCTTAATAATCTTTCTATTCTTCTGAAACTGAAGATCATTATCCTTAATATACTTAATTATATATTGTGTAACCTCAGTTCTAGCGACCTTACTTCCACGCGGCCGCTTCATAAAATCACATAATTCGTTGCTAATCTCCGTTGGAACCGCAAATCCGGACGGCTTACGATTTCCCTTATTGCGGTTTTTCTTCGCCTCCTTTTCCAATACCTTCATGTTTTTTCGTACAATTCTTTCAAGAGAACGAATTTGATTCTGCAATACCGTTATTTGGGATCTAAAATTGGACAACGTTCCGAGAACACTTGAAAATTCTTCACAAACCTTAGAATCGGTGGGCGTGGCTGAAGTCTTTTTATCAGACATTCTATAACTACATTATTGAAGAACGCTTTAAGTATAATTTTTTGTTATTAAATTTATTCTACCTCTACCGTTCTATTATTTCCACGATTACCCCGCTTCACCAAAAACCACTGCTCGCCCTCGCGAGGTCCGCCTCCACGCGCGCGAATCTGGTTACGGGCATTACGCCGCACATCCTCCGGAGGAGTCGTTCCCTCGCGACTCTCGCGATGCTTCTTTGTCTCAAAATGCGTTTCGCACATCAATGGTCCATCATTAACTCCACGAATATTATCCGCCTGGTATGGATGACGATCATTATCAGACAAACGCAAATTAAACTGAACATATTCTCCCTGAACCAAATACTTATACTGTTCGTTATTTACGCTAATTCCCGAATGGTGTACAAAAATATCCTCACCATCGCGCTCACCTCCCGTAACTGTTGCAAAACCATAACCAGAACGATTGTTAAACCATTTTACACGCGCAGTGTGTTTCTCGTCCGAATTAAAGGTAGAAAGCTGCGTATCATCATTGGGCGTATCTTCGTTATCCGACATACTATATCTCTATTAATGTAAAAGGCTTTAAGCTTATTTTTTTAGAATTGTTATATCATAATTCATAAGATTTTTTCTTCAAAACATTATATTATATTTATATAACATGTTCAATTTTAAACACAAAAAAAGAAAAAGGAAAAAACAAAAACATTATCATTTAAGAAATAATATAATTAAAAGATCTAATGTTAAAAAAAAAATAATTATTTTATCATTAAAACATTTAGAAAATTTTTGCAATTATTTAAAAACACAAATAGAAAAAAATGATATTGAATGTATTATACAACATACAAAATTAAAAAATAAAACAAACGATATTATTTTTGTTATTTCACATTCATTATTAACTTTTTTACCCAAAAATTTTTATTTTTTTCAAATAGAACAATTAAATAAAATTTCAAAAAACACAGCATATTACAAAACGTTAACAATTTTAATAAAAAAAAGTATTCAAACATTTGATTATTCAAAAACAAATATGAAATATTATCCTGAAAATATTCATATAGAACATTTCCTCTTTAATTTTTCTTCCAAAATACCCCCATTGGAGAAAATATATGATGTTTTGTTTTTTGGATCCATTAATTCAGGAATAAATAAATATATTTCAACTCGGAGAAAAAAAATATTACAAAAACTATCTCGCAAGTTTAAAATATATTTTCCAAGACCATCTGTATATGGCAAGGAATTAACAAAAATCATAAATCAATCTAAAATTATGTTGAATCTCCATTTTTATGATAATGCTATCCTAGAGACTGCAAGATTACAAGAAGGTGTTGGCTTAAATACACATATTATAAGTGAATATCCTTGCGAAGAAGATATGGAAGCAATAGAACCTTATAAGGACCGGGTAGAGTTTGTTGAAATCATTAAAGATGATTTATCTAATATTCATTTATTGGAAGAAAAGATTGAAGAATTATTGAAAGGAGAAAAGGAAGTTCCTGTTTGGGAAAATAAGATTGTGGACAATACTTATTCATTAATTGAAAACATTAGAAAAAATAAACCAAAAAAAATTTATTTTTTAAATCAAAATAAAGCAGGCGGAAGTTATATTTTCACAAACATGTTAATAAACAAAATAAATAAATGTGACAAGTATTTTAAAATAGAATTTATTTTAAATAAAAAGAATTTGGAATCTTTAAATTCAAATGATATTTTGTTTATACAATATTTATTTCATACAAATATTAATCCTTACGATATTATTAAAATTAAGAAAGAAAAAAACTGTAAAATGATAATATCGTTGCACGATTTTTATTGGTTCAGGAAAAACTTACATATTAATGATAATTTTACCCATTCTTCATATTTATTACAAAATATAAAAATTAATAATGATATATTAAAACTATTTAGTCTATGTGATTATATTTTATGTCCGTCGTATTTCGTTTTAAACGAATATAAAAATTATTTTTATAATTGTAATTTTGTAAATATACCTCGCTTTGACTATAAAATTAATTATGATAATTATTGGTATAAAAAAGTTGAAGACAGTTTGAATATTGGAGTAATTCATAAAATAAGTATATATAAGGGTAAAAAATATTATAATATGATTAAAAAAATAAAATCTATTATATTTAATGGTCAAGAAATTAACATTAATCTCATTCCAATAAAATATAATTTATATGATGTTTTTACAAAACTTACCGATATTCATTGTTTGTCATTTTTCAATTTTTGGGGAGAAACTTATAATCAGTCTTTATCAAAAGGCATTATGTCAGGTTTACCTATCATTTTTAACTCAATCGGTGCTTCAACAGAGCGTTTATTGGATGATAATAACTATCCATTACAAGAAAGATTTTTTGAAATTAAAAAATTTACAGAATTTAATATAAAACAAAAATTGCATGAAATTTTAACTTTTTTAAAATCTAAAAAAAAGGAGAAAAATATTGATATTAGCCCAAATATAATATTTAAATACGATTGGTTTAAAATTTTTTATGATAACACATTAAAAAAAACGAACAAAAAAATTAACAAAGTTGCCATTTGTTTATTTGGAATTTTAAGAAATAAAAGTTTTTTTACAAATTTTAATGAAACAATAATAGAAAATCTCAAAAAAGCCGGAATTGAATACGATATTTATATTCATACCTATACGGAAAATACACTTAATTTTATACGAACCAACGAATTTGGTTTTGTAGATATTAAAATAAATAATAAAATTAATTATAAAAATATTATCTTTGAAAAACAAAAAGATTTTGACAAAAAAAGTAAAGAACTTTATGAAAATGTAAAAAAATATGGCGACATATATAATAATAATTTTGAAAGTTTAATCAATCTTATTAGGCAATTAAATAGTATTAAAAAAGTAACCAGTTTATGGTCCGATATAGAAAAATACGATTTATATTTATATATGAGATTAGATGTCATTTATCATGATAAAATTGATATTAACTTTATTTCAAAATATTTAGATCAAAAAGTAATTTTTACTCCATATTGGCACAAATGTTATGGTTTGAATGATAGATTTGCTGCAGGAGATTACGATACAATGAAAATTTATGGTAATAAACTTGATGAAATTTTTAATTACATGAATAATAATATTAAAAAATCAAGATATTATAAAAAAAAATGTTCTTTGCATGGTGAAAGATTAGTTAAATTTATTGTTGAAAAATATAATTTAAAAAATATAGATTTAGATTTTAAATTTTCAAGACTTCGTTTTAAAGGAAATATTGTAAACGAAAACTTTAATATTATTCATTACAATGTTTTCAAATAAAGTGTTTACACTTTAATTTTTTACTATTTGGTTAAATCACAAACTAAACTAGTTACATATAATTTGTTATCTCCTTTATTTCTTTCATCATTATCAGGAGTTCTTCTTATATATCCCTTAGTGTAATCTATATTATTTTGTACAAATTTATTCTTATTCTCCCAATAATGTAAATATTCTACATTAAAAGGAGATTCATCTAAAATTGGTTTTAATAAATCATAAGTCGTTAATGTTATATGTAAATTATTTCTTGGATCAAAACCTTTTTCCAAACAAAATCTATCTTTTGGATTCATATAATCAGGAACTGCTAATCGAAATAATCCACCTGGTTTTAATATTCTATATAATTCTTTTAATATTTTTGGATATTTTATGATTTCTATATGTTCAAAACAATCTTCACTGTGAATTCTATCTACTGAATTATCTGGTAAAGGAAATGGTAATTCAATATCATGATATAAAGAGAACGGTAAAGGTTTTAAATTATGATTTTTCGTTTTATCCTTATTGTCCGGGTGTAATATTAATTTCCCAGTTTCCAAATCAATAATCTTATTTTGAAATTTACCGGGAGGATTAATACCAATATAGTTTAAATAATTTTTATTTGGATGTGTCTGCTTTAATGCTCCCAAATTTAAATACTTAAATTGTAAATCTAAAAATTTTTCAAAATTCATATTTATATTATATAATATTTTTTTAAATATAAATTATATTACTCATTTGAACATTTAAAACGCCGACTTAAATTTAAACGATTTATCCATAAACTAATATGTAATTATATTAGCAATTGATAAATAAACTTAAAATCATTACAAACATATATACAATGGTAAAAATATGCAGTGATACATATGAAGGCGAAAATGAAAAATTTAAAACATATCCGTTTGAACTATCAGCATTTCAAAAATATGCCATAGAGGCAATTGAAAACGGAAAACATATTCTTATAACAGCTCATACCGGCAGCGGAAAAACATTGCCTGCAACATATGCCATACAAAAATTCTGTACAC